ATGCGAACACGAACCCGCCACAGTGGTTTGGGTCGAACCAGCCCGTGCCTCCGCAGCTCAATTTGGCTAGGGCTTCGCTGGGTAGTTTGCCGTTGATCGGCAACCAGTCTTTAGGCACGTTTAAAAGCTTGTACGGGTAGCCGAGTTCAGCCATCTTTGCGCCCAATGATCGGTTGCACTGGTTCACCTGTTTTGGCTGCAATGCCGTTACCAACCGCATAACCAATAACCAGGGTGATTACTGGCATACCTTGGCTGGTGTCGAGCTTGTCGAGGGCCATAAGTACGGTTATGCACACCAGGCCGACTAAAGCAATAAATGCTTTGCTGGGGTTTGCGATTTTCATTATGCAACCCGGTAGCAAAGATTCATGGAAAGCACGTCAGCGTTTGCCCAAGTGAATGGAACTGTGGCGTTGACTACGGCCCAGCGTGTGTACCTGGTGTATGTTGCGCCGTTGTCAAATACGCGTGGTGCCAACGTCAGGTTGGTTGCGCCTCGAGCTACTACGCCGTTGTAGTTCAACGCTGCCGAGTCGTCCACCATAAGCAGGTTGCCAATAACCAGGTCAGTGGTTGCGATTTCAAAACCTGCTGGCAACGTGAACGTGATCGCACCAGTAGCTGCGCCAGTGGCTGTGGCTTTGATTTCAACAAAACCTATGTCGTTAAACACGTAGCCTCGAGCTGCAACAGTGCCAGCAAAGTTGGTTGCGGTAACCGTGATCGTGGCCATGTTGCCTAGGTCGTTCATGTCAGCTGCGGTGAGCACGTCACCGACTGCAAAACCTCCAGGTACTGTCATGTCAAATTCCTTTCTAGAAACCGAGTTTATTGCCCGGGTAGGTGCCCGAAGTGCCCAAAGTGCCGAAAACAGCGTCGTTGAGTATCAGGTAGTTGTTGTTATCAAACGCTGAAAGAGACAATGTGACGGTTACGTCGGATACGTCAGCTGCGACTTCTACCCCTTCAACTACGCAAAGGTATGTGTTGCCTCTAAAAATAATTGTTACGACACGGCCTACTTGCTGAACAACCAACAGATCGAACTGATCTTGCCGCGTTGTCGTGTTTTGTTGCGAATAGGTGGCAGTAATTGAGATTGGTACTGGGGTCGTGCTGTTGTATTTGGCGACTAAATACTGTGCGTGACTTAATGCCTGTGCTGTTGTGTAATCAAGGCTGTCTTGTGTCAGGTTGTAGAACCCTGAACCGCTGGTTTGTGACGCTAAAGCCAGCGGGTTAATTGTTGCCTCAGTGAAATACTGTTGCGCTGCTGACGTAAATTCTATTTTTTCGTAACGAATACCCGCAGCCGTTGAATCATCAGCAAATGTTCTGGTTGTTGTTTGGCTGTAGTTGCGTGGAAACATGTCAACCCTGGGGACCGCTGTCGTTTCAAATGATCCACCAACTGGGGTCAACGTGTATGAATCGCCGTCTGCAACGTGACCCATTTCGGTTTGTTGTATTTGGTTTATTAAGTCAACACCGTTTCCTGAGTACGTTTGGCCTGACATGATTGACCGCCCGGTGCCGTTGGTGTATGTGAAAGTGTTGAATCCAATGGCGGTTGCAAGGGTGCTGATTTGCGACATGCTGTTGGCTTGGGCAATAACCCTGTTAGTGAATTGTCGCCTGCCCCAACGGGCAAACACTTGTTCCAACACAACTGTTGTGTAGTCCAGATTGCTGACCATGCCGTATTCAATCCGCGTGTCTTTGACTGTGCCTAAAAAAACAGTTAAACCAGACGGGTCATCAAATACGCCTGTCGTGGTTTTTGCGTCTGTGACAAGGATCCATTGCCCAATAGCAAAAGTTAAAGCACCACGAAAAACCAGTGTTGCTGTTGAGGGGCTAAATGGGTCAATTTGCCAGTTACGTCCACGGTTAATTGACAATGTTTGAAAATTGCTTATCAACAATGCTTGTGCGCCGCTGCTGGTGTTTATGCCGGACCACGCGTAATACTTTGCCGTCATTAGTAACTTCCAGTCACGGCAAACGGCAACGGCCCAGTGTTGCGCCCATACTCACGCAAAGCGTTAACCACAGCTCGAGGGTTCGGGTTAACAATCGTAATGTTCTGTGTAACACCAGTCGCCTGACCGACCGCCAACCCGGCACCAACCTGCCCAGCCACATTGCCCACAGCTGTATACGCCTGGTTTAGGGTGCGTATGTCACGCAGCGCGTTAGATTGCGCCAACAGATCCTCAGCAAACTGTGACCCGCTAGCCAAGTCCATTTGCATAATGCCTTGGATTGCCAACGGCCCCAGCCCCATGCCCTGGAGCTTGAGCAGGTTTTTGCCGTAGTTCTTGATCTGCCCGACCATGCTTTTAACGTTCTTCATAAAGTCGGGGAAGTTCTTTGAGTCCCGGTATGCACCACCCAGGTCAAACAAGCTTGTGAACGTGGCTGTGATTTCTTCTTTGATTTGACCGAGATTGCGTAGAAACTTTTCTAACGGTGTTTCAATGTCCACCAACGCTGAACCGTAACTGCGTGTTGATTTCTCGAGGCCCTTAAACAACTTGTCAAAACCACTGAACAGTTGTGTTCCGCCAGGCTGCACAAACGCTTCATTTACACGTTCAAGTTCGTCAGCAAACTTGCCTACGTCGTCAGCAGTAGTGGCAAAATTTTTGCCGATAACTGGTATGACACTGAGAATGGTGCGAAACACCGACGGTGACTCTGCAGCTTTATCATTGTTTTTTTGCATTGCGTCACCAAGCAAATTCAACGCTTCAACCGCTGGGTCAAGCACGTCAATTAGATCGGAAATTATTGGGATAAATACTTTCCCAATGGCTTCAGCTGCTTCCTGCAACTTTTGGGTGGTAATGGCTAACTTGCCTGCGTACGTGTCCGCTGCGTTAGCTGCAGACCCACCAAACGTGTCGCTGAGCACTTTCGTCGCTGCGTCAAAGTCCTTGGTTTTAACAATGTTTTCGTCAAGCGGAATACCTAGGCGTTTGAGTGAACTGAGGTTGCCTTGGTATGCCTTAGCCAACGCCAATGTGACACTTTCAAGGCTTCTGCCAGAACCGACGCTTACGTCTGTTGCCAGCGTTAGCAGGTCTTGTGCTTCGGTTACGTCTTTAGTCGCTCGGACTAGGTTTTGGAAACCAGTACGCAACTCTGTGTCCGAGATGCCCGCAGCCATTTGCATACTGCTGATTAGGTCTTCAACGCTAGCGATCTGTTTGTCGGTCGCCCCGGTTGTATTGCGTAATGCTGTCGCTAGGACCGTTTGGCTTTTTTGGTCCTCTGCTGCAGCTTTAGACATGTTGAAGATCGCGTATGCAGCTGTGGTCGCTGCACCAGCCATGGCCGTAAGGCCAGCAGGACTGGTCGCTTTAGCCATAACAAACTGAAACCGTTGAGCGTTAGTTTCAAGTTTCTTGAACTCTGACAGGGTCTGCCTAAACCCTGTTTTGTTCAGTTCGGAAATGATCGGTATTTTGATTGCCATTAGCGCACCCCTCGAGCAGTTGCAGTACGTAACGCACGGTTAGCGTCAGCCACAGCACGGTCCACGATTGGTCGGCAGTTTTGTGTTACGTCACTCAAGGTTTCTTCAGCTGCGGGCCACATAGCGCGAGACGCTTTGCCCTGCTTTGCGTTCAACCTGTTAATCAACGTCATGCCCTGGACGGTTGACGGTTTGTTGCCACGGCCAGCCATGTCATAAATGCTGATGTTGCGGCCACGTGACACGCCGTTGCGGGCTTTGCCACCGCCAGCGACCACGCTGACCACGCCAACGGTTTCGTACATGATTGAGCGTGCAGTGATTTTGCGTGACGCTTTACGTGTGTCCAGTTTGCTGGTGATCTGCCTACGTTCAGTAGATCCACCACGCCACAACGGTTGGCCTTTCCAGTTGCGGGTCATGCCCGATAGCGGGGCTTCGGTCGGTACGTTGCGTTGAGCTGCACGCACCATAGGGTCAACCGCGTCTTTGAAGTCTTTGTTGAACTGCTTACGCAGCGTTTTATCAAAACCGTTGAGTACGCGTAATGCTTCGCGTACGCCTGTGACTGGTGCCTGGGTCATTTGTTGCGCTCCTCGAGCACGCGAACAACCGTCATTAACTCGGGGTGTTCAAACTCCACATTTGCTGGCCAGTACCCGGTAGCCACGACAACCTGCGCTAGGAGGTAGCCGACGCTGCCGGGTCGGTAGGGTTTCGGTCGTCTGCCTCGACGATCTCTGGCATGTTTTCTAGCTGGTCAATGAACTGGTCCAGGGTTGCTGGTACGACTATGCCAGCCTGGCGTGTTGCTTCATACGCAAAGTAGGCAAGGTCTTCTGCGCCTATGCCGTCACCAATTTGTGAGATTTTGCGCCGATACAAACGCTCCCATTTCACCAAAGTTGCCAAATTGGTTTGTACCTGGCGTGAGTCGCCGTCAACGGTGCGGTAGGCAAGGGTCAGTCTCAAGGGTTTGTCCTTTCGTCGGGCAAGGCTCCGCCCATGCGGGCTTGCTTTTGTTTGCTCTCAGCCTGAGGCTGAGCGATCACGGGGTTGCGACTTTAGCCAGGGTGCCACCACGGAACGTCAGCGTGACTGTGCTGAGTTCGCCGAGGCTGGCTGCAATTGGTGTGTGGGTTTCGAGGTATGCGCCTGTGAGCGTGTAGGACGGGTTGGTTGCCGACACTGCACCGCTGCCTGGCTTAAGCACGAGCGTTGTGGTGGTGCCAACCAGGGCATAGATCGAGGCTTCAGTTTCGGACCCTGCGTACGACTGGTACAAGGTCACGGTCACTTCGTTGTTCTGAAGTCCGCTGGTGTATTTGCGGGCCGTGTCACCAAACGCGGTCGCCTCAAGGGCTTCTGCCGTGTAGGTCACGGTTGCGCTGGTGCACTGGTCTGACAAGTCAACGCTGTTGATTGTCACGCTGGGGTTTGAAAGGTACGTGCTGGTTGCCATTTGTCAGTCCTCGTTTTTCTTTTTCTTGGACTCCTCAACGAGAAATCCGCCTTCAATTAATGCCGGGACGTTTACCCCCGCAGCCTCAGCTTCGGCACCGTCAAACACGTCACCAATTTTGCCGACTCGTTCGGACGCAATCTTTAGTGCCATGTTGACCTCCTTATGCTGTTTGGGCTTGTAGGGAAATAGTAACTGTGTACGACGGGTATTCTACTCCACCTATCAACGTGTTGGTGGGACGACCGTCGGTGACCGCTACCTGTTTGTTCAACAGCTGTGCTTCGATCTCAAGTGCTGGCCGTAGCGCGTCGAGGTTGCTGGGGCCCATGGTCAGGATTATGCAGCTGAACGTGAGCTTGGCAATGTTGTAGTTCCAGGCTTCAAAACTGGGTGCGTCAAGGAACACGCAAGGTGGTTGCAGGTTGCGTGGGTCCGTAACGACCTTTAGCCCTGAGATCGTGGCAAGGGTGGCTGCGAGGTCGTCTATAGCCTCGTTAAACAGGTCTGTGTACGCCATTAGGCAACCGAGGGTCTAGGAATACCCAACAACTGTTTCATGATCGCTGAAAGCCCTGTAGGGGTTGCTGTGCCCATTTCGGTAAATGACGCAAATTCGTTGACGCTGGACCGCTGACGGTACAAGGCCCCGCCATACATGATCGTACCCAGGGTGACGTCACCCGAGGGGCTGGTCGTCAAACTGTCTACCCAGCCTGCCTCGGCACGTCTACGAAAACAGAAAGCGTTTGCTGCAGCTGCACACTGCACCAGAAACGCTGCGTCAGCGACCGAGACGCTGGTAAACCCAAGCCAGTCCTCAATCTGTTGATCGGTTATCCATGTGCACGTCGGGCTGGTTGTGATTGTGCCTAACGGTATCGCTGCAGATCGGGTTAGATCGTCGCCCGTGTCATAAAACAACACCTGGTTGAGTATTGGCGCGTCATAGTCAAAGATGAAATCGCCTTCGCTGTCGGTGCCTAGGTACTCAAATTGTGGCAAAGCCCTGACGGTGTGTGTGCCGTTTAAGCCATGCCCGAGACCGCTTACCGTGACGCTTTGACCAACCTCAAGGTCAATGTCTTGCAACAGTTCCAGCACCACATAGTCGTCTATGCGTGTGTGGAATGTGACGCTGGTTGTTGTTGTAGCCATGAGGCGAGCCTCCTTTGGCTATCAGTTAACGACGATGTACTTGACCTGGTCTGCGTCAGCAATGAAAGTAGCCACGTAGCCGTAGTAGCTGAACGTGCGACCGAGTGTGCCCGGTACTTCAACGCTGAGGATTCCACGGATTTGCTCGTAGAACTCGATGGCGGTTCCGCGTGCTACGTAGAGGGTTCCTGAAGCAAAGTTGCGGTCAGCCACAAGGTTGAGGCCGAATGGGTTGAACGTGTTGGCAACAGTCATGTTGGCTGTGCCGATTCCGTTTACGCCCATGAGTCCTGCTGCGCCTGTGTATGGGAACACTGGACGCTTGTCTGCGTCAAGCTGGCTACCAAGTTTTTCCCAAACGTCCGGGGAAACAAACACGTGATCGGGCAAGAAGTTTGTTGCGTTCAAGATGTCGGTTGCTGCGTTGTACATGGCCGAGATGAGCGTTGATGGGTCGTTTGCTGTAACGGTCCAGGTTGCGCCTGACGCTGACGCACCATTGGTGATTGCGTCGGCTGCGACGTTGTCGCTTGCCAACATGTATTGACCTGCGAGGTCACGCAAAATGATTTCCATTGCGCCTGGGCTGGTGAAGTCAATGTCCTGCACCGACAATGTGACCTGACCAGCAAGCGTGGTCTTGGTTACAACGTTGGAGGCGATCACTGGTGTCGTTGCTGACACTGCTGCAAGCTCAGGGCTTTGTGCAGCGACGCTGGGGTGTGTGCTCCAGGTCGGGCGAATAAAGGTCTTCTGGTTGCCTCCGTCTGGCATTGCGCGTGCGCCGACTGCTGCGACGACCGGGCGAATGTAGTTGAGGTCCTCAAACACTGGGCCGAGCACTGGCACTGGCAACAGACCAGGGGTGTCGGTGGTGAGTACGTCACCTGCAGCAGCTTGGAAAGCGGAGCGGTTAGCAGCGGTGAAGTCCTGCACTGCAGCTTGTACGTTGCGGAAGGTTTCTCCGCCAATGTGCATGGCTGCCAGGTATTCGCCTGGGGTTGGGAGATCAAACTTGCGCTTTGGCTGTGCGAACACGGTTGGAACGATTTGCTCCGGGCCTGCTGCTTCGACTGCGATTTCTTCTGACACTGGTTCCTCCTCGACGGATTCTGTTAGATCAAGTTCTGCGTCGGGAGCTGTTTCGGGCTCGCCTTGCGACGCAGCCACCTGGGTAATGGTAGCACCACTGAACGCTGGAATTGGTACAAGACTTAGTTCGGACCATTCAGCGGATTTGATTACGAGCACGCCGTTGTCGTCACGGTAGAAGTCTTTGGCGTTTACGCCGACACTTACCGAGTCAAGCACGCCTGCAGCTGCCAGGGTTAGGGCCTCGTCGCCTGCCTGGGTTTCAACCACGGTTGCGGTAAACAGCATGCCGTCAGCGGTTTCGGTACGGCCAGTGACCAAACCAACCGGCTGGGTTGCGTCGTGATACATAAACAGTTTTGGGGCTTTGCCGTCTACTGGCAGGGAACCAGCCAAGAACATGATCTCGGTACCGTCTGAGACTACGGCTGGGGTGTTGTACGGTACGGCAATACCTGTGATTGTTCGGCGTGGTTGATCGCCAGCTGCAGCCTCAAGCTCAACTGCGAAACCTTGTGCAAGTTTTAGTTCCATTAGGCGTTTTCCTCCTGGGTGTTTTCTTCTATTGACTCGTCAGCGACCTGCTGTTGCTGGGTGCCTGTTTCTTGTATGTATTCGTCCTCGATCATGCCAGCCAAGTATTTTTCAATTTCAAAACGTACATAGGTGCCACGTGGCAGGACGTTGTTCATTGACAAGGTTTGGCTAACACATTCCATGTACAAACGTGCACCAAAAATGTAAAGATCTTCACGTGCGGATCGGGCGTTTTGGTACGAGTAGGAACCAATGTTGACACCTGCCAGGTATGGCGGAATGTTGCCCAAACGGCACATTTCTAAGGCTTGATAGTTCGCTGATTCGATCATTAACATGTTGTCGGGCAGGGCTTTGGTTTCGGTGTACTCAAGGTATTCGTTTAGGGCTGCGGTTTGGTTTTCGCGTCGAGCTGCGTTAAAGGCTGCCGATAGGTCGGCTAGTTCTTGCGCCGACAACGGTTCCCCGCCTGTTTGCTTCAATACGCCACTAGGCATAGACGACTCGGCGTTGCGATACCGAGACGCTTCCAATTTGAGTGCTGTTTTGACTGCGTTTGTGGACTGGTAAACAATGCCTTGTACCGGGCTAATGAACTGCACCAAGTCTTTGGGGTCCATCATTCCGCCCTGGAAAAACACTTGATTTGACGGTGCAAACCACACTGGCCCAGCCTGATCTTGTGTCGTGATTGACGCTGCAGGGTCCTGGCTGGAGCCTGGCGTGTGGGCAGGACTACAAACCACAGATCCAATGCCAGCAGGCGGAGTATTAGCGATTGAGACAAGTATTGACGATTCACGGTTTGTGGGTTTGCGGTGCGCATTTGACGGCACCCGGGTACACGTAAAAGTTGAGTTCATTACCGACACCGAAACCGCAGCCTGGAAAGAAGTTGAACGCGTCATGACAGATCACGCAGTCACCCTGGCGGTCACACCGTCGCTCGAGATCCATTTACCGCCATTCACAAACAAACGGTTCACCGTCGTTGGCTACGCCGAACTGCTTAAGTTCACCAGCCTGGTACGCACAATGATCCTCGAAGAACGAGTACAGCACCGTGGCGAACAGATACTTGCCGAACACGTCAACCGTGCAGTCCTGGTCAAAACTGTGCAGGGTGCTGTGTTGAGCTCACAAAAGTCACCAGGCCCAATCGAGTTGACACGCTGTTTGGTGTGGGCTGCAGCCATGGTGTCAAAACCTGTAAGAAGCCAAAGACCTTTACTGGTCGTAGGTCGGGGGTAGAATACCGACGAGTCTGGGTTCGTCGGGAGCCCAGGCTCACTGAGGACTCATGGGTATCTTTACACGCAAAGAAACTAAAGCGCAGATCAGCACCGAAGCCGTCGGCGCAGCCAAAGCAGCTGCAGCAGGCTCGGGCTACATGTCCAACCTGCAAGGGCCCAACATGGTCGGCCAGTACTACACGTACATTGAAGGCGAAGCACGCAACGCTGCAATGTCAGTACCAACCCTGGCACGAGGCCGCGACCTTATGGCGAGCGTTATCGCCAGCACCCCACTGTGCATGTACAAAGAAATGTGGAACGACGGCGAGCGCGAAATGGAAGAAGAAAAACTTGCGCCACGTTCCTGGCTACGCCAACCCGACCCCTCAATACCGTACGCAACCCTTATGGCATGGACCCTTGACGACCTGTTCTTCTATGGGCGCGCATTTTGGTTTATCAGCTCACACACACAAGACGGTTTCCCAGCCACGTTCACACGCCTACCTGCAGCGTCAGTAACTACCCAAGACCAGGCAGGCCCAGTATGGTTTGCACCGTCAAACCAGGTTTA